CATTTGTAGTTGCTGATGAGGTTACAACTGCACAAGAGTTAGCTAGAAAGAGAATACATATGGCTGGAATTTAAAAAAAATAAAAAGTTTACAATTATAATAATATGAAGATAGTAGAATTAATATTAGATGAAAGTCAAGAGTTTAATGGAGTTGATGCTATATCAATAGTAGAGAATCCAGCTATACAAAGTAATTTTGTAGCTCTTAAGGATCAGACAGTCAGATTAGCAGAAGTATCTAAAGAGAAAAGGTTACTACTAGGTGCTATCTTAATACCTAATAAACCAATACTAAGAAATGGAGATGATGAGGATTACTACATCTATTTCTCCAAAGACACAATAGAAAAAGCTAGTCAGATGTATTTAAAAGAAGGTAATCAAAAAAATGCATCCTTAGAGCATCAATATGCACTTAAAGGTCTAACACTAGTAGAAAGTTGGATAGTCCAGGATGAAGTACATGATAAAAGTAGATTGTATGAGAATACTAAAGAAGTTCCTTTAGGTACTTGGATGGGTGCTATTAGAGTTGATAGTGATGAAGTCTGGAAAGACTATGTAAAAGAAGGTGTAGTAAAAGGCTTTTCTATAGAAGGCTACTTTGCAGATAAAAGTGATAGACCAAAAGAGTCTATAAATGACTTTCTAAGCCAATTAGAAGCAGCAGAGGCAGAGTATCTATTATCAGAAATAGAAAAAGCTATAAATGAAGAAGAAGTGTCTCTAGAGACTTATAATGACTACCCACAAGGTGTAGCAAATAATGCTAAAAAGGGTATAGAGCTGAATAAAAAGATAAATAATAAATGTGCAACAGATGTAGGTAAGATTAGAGCTACACAACTTGCACAAAAAAAGAATATCTCAGTAAGTACTATTAAAAGAATGTATAGCTACTTATCTAGAGCTGAAGACCAATATAGAAAGAATGAGAATGATTCAGAGGCTTGTGCTAATATATCTTACTTATTGTGGGGTGGATTAGCTGCTTTGGGATGGAGTAGAAACAAACTAAGAGAATTAGGAGAGTTAGAACTTGAGACTATTGTAGTTGATGATGACTTTGCTATAATTGATGATAGATTAGCATACTCCTCTGTAGAAAAAGCAGAAGAAATGGCTAAGAATATTGGTTGTGAAGGTTATCATATGCATGAATTAGATGGTAAAGAATGGTTTATGCCTTGTTTTCAACATACATTAAAAGAGCCTTGTCAAGCAGGTTATGAAATGTATGGTTTTAAAATTAAGAATGGAAAGAGAGTTCCAAATTGTGTACCAATAAGATCATGATTATGCCAGGAAAACATTATAAAAAGAAGAAAAAGAAAAAGTAATGCCAAAAAGAAAGTTTTGGAGTACATCTGTCTTAATTAAAAAGAAGGTCAGAAGAAAGGGAGTACATGCAAAGTCTAAAACATCTAAAAATAGAGGATCAGACAACTATGTAAAACCTTATAATCAACAAGGAAGATGAAAAAAAATAAAAGAAAAAATCCTGCACCATCATATACTAGTCCTATTAGGGCTACTAAAGGGTGTCTGTGTGATGACAATACATATCATCCAGATTGTTGTGATGGAACACTTTGGGGTCAAGGTGTAGGTCAGACAGAAAGTTAGACCAAAAATATAAATTTTTAATTGAATATAATTATATGATTATGAAAGCAACTGATACATTAAGTAAAATCAAAAACATCTTAGGAATGGAATTATCAAAAGATGAAATTAAGGATGTAGAGGTCAAAGCAGAAGAAGTTACTTTGGCAACTATGAACTTAGAGAATGGAACAGTCATTGAAGCTGAGGAGTTCTCTGCTGGTAAGGAAGTCTTTATTGTTACAGAAGATGATAGAGTACCTATGCCAGTTGGAGAATACACTTTAGAAGATGGTAGATCAGTTGTAGTTGAAGAAGAAGGTGTTATTGCTAGTATTGCAGAGGCTACTGAAGAAGCAGTTGCTGAAGAAGAAGAAGTTGAAGCAAACAAGGAAGAAGCATCAGAAGAATTAACTACAGAATATGCTACTAAAGAACAGTTTGATGAACTGAAAACTATGGTTGAAGATATTAAAGTAAACCTTAGTGAAATGCTGAAAAGCAAAGAAGTGGAGTTAAGTGAAGTAAAAGAAGAATTATCTGAAACACCAGATGCAGCTCCTTTGAAACATTCTCCAGAAAATAAATCAAATGATGACTTTTATCATATTGCATCTCAGAGAAATGAGACTAGACTTGATAGAATCATGAGAAAATTAAGTTAAATAAATAAAAATAAAATAAAATGAGTAAACCTACTATAACTACAAGCTATGCAGGAGAATCAGCTAAAAAATATATTGCTGCTCAACTGCTAGAAGGTACAACTTTGGCAAATGGAGGAATGACTATTATGCCAAATGTAAAACACAAAAGTGTTATTCAAAAAGTGGATGTCTCAGGCTTAATAGCAAATGCCACTTGTGATTTTTCAGATGCTGGTACAGTAGCAATAAGTGAGAGAGTTATCACACTAGAGGAGTTTCAAGTAAACCTTAAATTCTGTACTAAGCAATTTGTTGATTCTTGGGAATCAGCTGAGCTAGGTGCATCAACTTTTAAAAATATGCCAAGCAGATTTGGAGACTTTATTATTGCAAACTTTGCAGACCAGATTGCAGCATCAGTTGAGAACTCAATTTGGCAAGGTGCAAATGCATCAGCAGGTCAGATTGATGGTTTTGAAACATTATGGGCAGCAGATTCTGATATTGTAGATGTTACAGCAACTACAGTTACAAGTTCTAATGTAATTGCACAATTAGGTGCTATATTAGATGCAGCTCCAAACACAGTATATGGTAAAGAAGATTTAACTCTATATGTCTCTAGAAACATTATGAAAGCATATGTAAGAGCATTAGCTGCACAAGGTGGTGGTTATGAGAATAGAGTGAATATGTGGTATGATATGAATACTCCATTAACATTTGATGGTATTCCATTATTCTTAGCAAATGGTCTATCTGATAATACTGCTGCTTTAGCACAAAAATCTAACTTATACTTTGGTACTAACTTAGTATCTGATATGAATGAGGTTAGAGTAATTGATACATCAGAAACATTAGGAGACCAAAATGCTAGATTTATTTCTAGATTTGCATATGGAATCCAGTATGGATATGGTGCTGAGATAGTTTTCTATTCATAATAGAGTAATAAGTATAATTAACTAGTATATGGGAGGTGAAAGCCTCCCCATACTTAAAAAAAAATAAATAAATATGAGTTGTAATTTAACATCTGGAAGAATAGTACCTTGTAAAAATAAATCAGGATCTTTAAAGACTGTATATTTTGCAGATTTTGGTACACTAGGAACTGTTACTGAATCAGCAGGTTTAATATCAGCATTTAGTGGTACTCCAGATTTTTATCAATTTGATGTAAGAGGAACATCTAATTTAGATACTACTGTAACATCATCTAGAGAAAATGGTACTACATTCTACACACAAACATTAACACTACAACTACAATATTATGATAGAGCAACAAGTGAACAAATTAAGTTATTAGCTGTAGGTAGACCACACATTGTAGTGGTAGATGCAGATGATAATTACTTATTAGTTGGGAGAGTAAATGGTGGAGAGCTGACTACTGGTAATTTTACAGTAGGAGCTAATATGGGTGATTTCAATGGTTTTAATTTAACTTTTGAAGCACTAGAAACTGCACCTCCTGACTTTGTAACCAGTACAGTTGTAACAGCATTAGCTAGTTCAACTCAAATAAGTACTTTTCCTACATCATAATAGTTAAGTGTTTTTCTAATTAAAGGGGGTCATCTGATCCTCTTTTTTTTTACAAAAAACTTTACACTTTATAAAAAACTATAAAAACAGCATTATATAAGTATGATATATTTAAGTGATGCAACATCTGCACAAACCTTTACATTTATACCAGAAGCATTTGTAATTAATGCAAGACTAGAAGTAAGAGATGAAGAAACTGGTATTAAGCAAACACATTTAGTACCTATAACAAGACTAAGTGGGTATGCATCAATAAATGTTGCTTTAACATTACAACAAGAGAAGTTTTATGAACTTAAAGTTATATCAGTAGGTTCTAACTGGGAGGATGTTACACAGTTTTGGAACTTGTTAAGTGTAAATTGGGAAGATGGGATTACAAGGTCTGGAAGTGCTTGGAATTTTGCTACTAATTCTTGGAATGAAACTACTGGGAATTGGGATACAGCTAGACAGCCAAAAGATTTAATAATATACAGAGACAGGATCTTCTGTACTAATCAGACAATATCTCAAGGAGCAAATGAATATTACAATGTTTACAAAGATGTTTACAAAACAAGCACATCTGGGACAAATAAATATAAAGTATATAATGCATAATTATGAGTAGACAACACAGAAGACCAAAATTTGAAGGTGATATTAGAGTAGTAGAGTTACAAGCATATACAGCTCCAAAGATAATAGAAGACCCAAGAAAAGATTTTGTAATGTATGGTGAAGATAATAACTATTATCAGTATTTAATTGATATATATAATGGTTCACCTACAAATCATGCTTGTATCAATGGTATAAGTGAAATGATTTATGGTAAAGGATTAGATGCTACAGATTCTAATACTAAACCAGATGAGTATGCACAAATGATAGCATTACTTAAGAAAGATGTGATCAGAAAAGTTATATATGACTACTATCTAATGGGTGGTGCAGCTATGCAAATCATATATGGCAAGGGTAGAAAGAAAATTGTACAAGTTGAACACATACCAGTAGAGACACTAAGGGCAGAAAAAGCTGGTGAAAGTGGAGAGATAGAGGGATACTATTATTTTCCAGATTGGACTGAGTATAAGAGTTCATCAGAGCCTACTAGAATACCTGCTTTTGGTACATCTAAAGAGGCTAGAGAAATATTATTCATCAAACCTTATAAATCTGGATATTATTACTATAGTCCTCCAGCATATACTGGTGGATTACAGTATGCAGAACTAGAAGGTGAGATAAGTAACTTTCATATGAACAATATCAAGAATGGATTGTCTCCTAGCATGATCATAAATATGAATAATGGGATACCTAATGAAGAAGAAAGGTCTCTAATTGAAAAGAAAATATCAGATAAGTTTAGTGGCTCTAGTAATGCTGGTAAATTTATACTATCATTTAATGATAACACAGATAGTCAAGCTACTATTGAACCAATACAGTTATCAGATGCACACCAACAGTATCAATTTCTATCAACTGAATCTCAAGAGAAGATTCTGGTTGCACATAGAATTGTATCACCAATGTTATTAGGTGTAAAAAACAATACTGGTTTAGGTAACAATGCAGATGAATTAGAAAAAGCATCTATACTTATGGATAATATGGTGATCAGACCATTTCAAAATCTTATGATTGATGCATTTGATAAGATACTAGCTTTTAACAATGTTACTTTAAAGCTATACTTTAAAACACTACAGCCTTTAGAGTTTACAGACTTAACTAATGTAGCAGACAAAGAAACTAGAGAAGAAGAAACTGGACAAAAGCTAAGCCTAAAAAAGAATAATGTAGAAATACATAGAGTAAATGAAATACTTACTAAGGATTTAGCTAAACAGCTCATAGCATTAGGAGAAGAAGAAGATTTAGAAACTTGGGATGTAATTTCTGAACAAGAAGTAGATTATGAGAATGATGATAAGTTAAATCAAATGCTAGAACTTGCTAGTGCAAAAGATGTAAAGTCTACTAAAGCAAAAAAAAGTGAAGATGATAAAGCATTATTTAAAGTAAGATATAGATATACTGGTGGTGTTAGAGATAACACTAGAGATTTCTGTAGAGTATTATTTAATGCTAAAAAGATTTATAGAAAAGAAGATATACAATCTATGGATAATGTTCCAGTAAATGCTGGATTTGGAAAAGGAGGCACAGACACATATAGTATATGGTTATATAAAGGTGGACCTAACTGTTATCACAAATGGACTAGAGTAGTTTACTTTAGAAAAAGAAACCCAGATGGTACATTTATGCCTAATCAGGGTCTGCAAAATGATAAAGTAGTTTCAGAAAGTGAAGCTAGAAGTCAAGGATTTAAACCAGCTAAAATTGGAAAGGCTGGAATAGCTCCTAAAGATATGGACAATCAAGGATATGCAACATCAAAAAAGAATAGGAAGTAATGGCAAAAGTTTTATTTATAAATAGAAATGATTTAGTAAAAAATACCATAATTGATGGTAATGTCCAGGCAGATAAGTTAATGCATTTTATAGAGATTGCACAAACTATTCACATACAGAACTATCTAGGTACAGATTTATATGAAAAAATTAAAACATTAATTGATACAGATGCAATATCTGGTACAGTTTATGAAACTCTATTAGTCAATTATGTACAGCCTATGCTAATACATTATGCTATGGTTGATTTTCTTCCATTTCATTCTTACCAAATTAAGAATGGTGGAATATTTAAACATGTTTCTGAAAATGCAGAGACAGTAGAAAAGGCAGAAGTAGATTATTTAGTAGAAAAAGAAAGAAGTATTGCTGAATATTATACTAGAAGGTTTATACAATTTATGGACTTTAATCAGAGTAGTTACCCAGAGTACACATCTAATACAAATGATGACATTTACCCAGATAGAGATGAGCCTACATTTCAAGGGTGGGTTCTGTAATAATCTGATCTATGAAAATATATAAACCTAAAGAAAAAAACATTATAAAGTTAATGAGATATATTAATAACAAATTTAAAACAATAAAAAATGGCAAGTAGTTTAACAGGAATATCTATTGCATCAAGTTATGATTCACTACTAAAAGTTGGAGATAATGATGGGTTATCAGCTAGTTTACAAGTTATTTCAGATGGTCTAGGGACAGAGACTGGGATTAGCTTAAACAATGCAGGAGATTTAACAGCAACAGGAACAATTACAGCAAATAGCTTTGTAGGAGACCTTAGTGGTAATATCTCAGGAAACTCAACTGTATCTGGAACACTAACTTTTGGTAGT